GACATTATAACACAACGGACGGATATGGCAACCAAAATCGTTTGTAAACACATGCGACAGGTTGTCGCACCTATAGGTTGTGGTGTTGACAATAGAAATCCNCTCTATAGAAATCGTCTATGATACGATTGATTTGCTCTATAGGGATTGTCAACGCCANACGGTCGTTTACATACGTNTGGACTTGCTGTTCCGTCTGGGCACCNTATTCGATGGCCTGAACCACCAACTCATCCACTTCCAAAGCAAGGTCGGACATTCTGGACATTATATACGCTCCACAAGGTTGTCAAGGAAAGACTGTGAAATGNTGCTGGCGTTTAGGCCAGACAACCACTTATTGATATGCTTGGTGGTTGTGGCCGACCACTTTCTATCGGTACGCAGCCAACCTTTGATAGGATGGAAAGCAGCCACTGGAGTTCGATATGAGAAAAGGACTTTAGTGCCATTCTCAAGGATAAGGACATTTTGGTTTGAACCATGTGGTACAAGTTTCATATTAATTTCCCCATTGATAGTTGACTAAAGAGTTAATTTTTCCTTGTAGTGTAAGGGCATGGAGTTTTACAAAAAATGGAACAGGTGCATCTATGGTTAGATATGCAAAGAAGCTATTGACTTTATACATAATAAGGTTTTTCATGTTTACTATCCTTTCTGATTATGTCTAATAATAGCATAAACGGACGGAACAGTCAATCAAAATCGTATGTCAACAGATGCGACAGGATGTCGCACCCATGAATGTAAACCTCGCCTTTCTACGATACACCTTTTTAGAAGGAACAATCCTCTGTCTACATACAGGATTGCGGAGTGCCTTGGCAACAGGATTAACAGTCTGGATCAAAGTCATGCCATTCTTGCATTTCGTCCGGTTGGCCGTCATAATCATCTTCCTCCTCTGCTAGTTCGCCATAAAACTCGGCATAATAATTACTCAAAAAGTTTGCGACCTCGGACTCGGACAGATAGTTGAGAAGGTCGCGGATAAGTTCATCACGATCCAACACACCCTCATCTTTGGCCTCAATAACGGCATTAGTAAACTCACGCATTATGTTTACTCCCAATCAATGTGAAACGTTAGAGATAATTTTAACTCCTGGTAATGTCTAACCTTTTTCATCATGGCATTTCTGGTAATGTTTTTATAGACGACTTGATCACCGTTTTTAAGATATACCGTCAATGTATAACTCTTTATNTTATGCATTATCTTTCCTCTACACTCCANGAGATATAGTTTTCTTTCTTAGAATAAAGNTCAATATACCTACAGGCCGCAGTTCGTGANATACCACGGAATGTAAGGTCATAACCTTTGAACCAAATNGACAGATTGAAAGTTTTCACATTAGCCATATTATATTCCTTAGAAGTTAGCGGAGTCGTCAAACGCAAAAAATTTCACCTCTTGCGTTTCATCACTATCAGCAAATATCACCACATCATTTTCCATAACCTCATCGGCGGCACGTTTATCCCATACTCTATGAATAAAGTCAGGAGTGCCGAAAACCTTGACGGCCGTATGATAACGGTTATCTTTGAAACCCACAAAGTGGATGGCGTTATTCATTCTTTCTCCATCACATAAGTCCACTTACCATCGGACCATTGTTTAGATTTTACAATTTTATAACCTTGAGCATCAAGTTCCTCAATACGTTTTGCGACATAACGGAAAGAACCAGATACGATTACTTGCTTCATATTAATCTTCCAAAGTTCCAGGAACAGCCCAATATGAGATATCAACTGGTAGAATAGTATTGTATAACCAGGTGATAACATCAATTCTACGTTTACCAAAATCCGTTTCTGAATAAAAGACAACCATATTAACCTCCGAAGTATGCGATTAGACAAACACCGAACATAAGACCAACCAAAGTCAGGAAAAGACCGAGGCATTGGACCATTTGTTCATCATCTTTAAACATTATCAGACTCCGAGAGTAAAGCAACAAGAGCAAAGGAAACTGGAATAGCCAGCGATACAGTTAGAACGATTATTTCAATCATGCGCTATTCTTTCCTCTTGCTTGTCCTAAAGTTTTAAGGTTATTAGATTTTGCACCCATGTGAGAGATGCTACCACGAATAGCAGGAAACGAGGTGTTGGCCTTATTGCGTTTACCACGTTTACAAACCGTGATAGCACCACCAAACTCAAAGTAATTTTTGATAGCGTCAGTGGTATCAACGGAAAAAGACTTAGGAGCAAAACGCGAATTGGATTGCGTTTTCATTTGTTCAAAATAACGGGCATCACGGACAACTTTAGACATTTTGATTCCTTTCATCATTATGTGGATATAATAGCACAACGGAACGGATAAGTAAATGCGACAGGATGTCGCACCCTTAGATTGTAGACAAATTGAACTTATACTCCCGATACCAATGGTCGTCCATTTCTACTATAGTGGCCTCACCATTATCAAGGATAACAATCCAGTCACCATCTTCATCATATCCAATCTTAGCGGTTTTAGATTTAAATTTCCACTCTTTTTTATCCTCTTTTGTTGGTTTGCGGAAAATTGCACTGGCGATTATATTCATGGCAACTTGAGGAGTCATCATTATCTTACATCCGTGTTAAGTTTAGGTTTGCGGGATTTGATTAGNTCACGTTCTAAGGTATGAGCAGCGGACTTACCGCGGACCACGTCCAATACAGTAACGTCAAAGGCATCAGCGCCATATTTGCGTATAGCAACACAGAGCTTCCAGTTTTTGTTTTCTGTAAGGGCCCGTCGGACATGTTTCTGCCACCTTCTGGTTAGGGATTTCTTAACAGCCGACCGTTCAACAAAGGTCACACCAATGTATTCCTGTCCGTTTACAGACAGACTGTAAACAAGGTGTTTACGATCAGAGCGAGATTTCCGTTTTTGTGTTTTCATCATGGACGTATAATAGCACTAAGGAACGGAATAGGCAACAAAAAAGGTATGTAAACAGCTGCGACAGGATGTCGCACCCTGGCCGCCGTTTACATACCTCTGTTTACAAATAGATATAGAAATTGGATGGATAAATAGTCATGCTGGTGCTCCTCTAAAGCATTAGAGTAGGTGGGTTCCCCAACCGCGACCTACATGACTATTTAGTAGTTCTTATTTTTCAAAGAAATCATCACATTCATCCCAATCTTCTAAATGTGATTCCCATGCCTTCTTGAGGTTCTTTAGTGGACGACGATCACGACGCATTTCGGACTCTGGGCGTTCCAATTTGCGGCCACCATATTTGCGGTCTTCTTCTTGTAGTTCAACATAAGGATCTTTGAAAGTGTTTTTTAGTTGCTTCATGTTATTCTACCCTTGTGGTAATAATCCTGGGAACGCTTCGTTGATAAGCGTCTCAGTTAGATATGGGATTTTCTGGTCTTTTAGAATAATACCCATATATACGTCAGCCTCTTTAGGCTCTAGACTTTCCAATACTTGTAGTAAAAGTTCTTTCTTTCTTTTTTCGGTGAGTGCGGGAGGTGTGCGTGGATGGTTTTCCATGAAAAGATAGATTTTATCCAATGCCTGTGACATATTGCTATAACCCATACCAGGAGGTAGGTCTGTTTCTTTCTTCCAATTCGGTGCTTCTTTGATTACATATGTAGCACCTGGATGAAATGTTCCTTTTAGGACATTTACCAAAGCAAATGTTTCATTTTCTTTTAGGACCGCAATACGGTCTTTCTTAGTCTTAGCCTTGCGGAAATCATCAAAGACTTCATATACATTTTTCTTACTCATTATATTCCTCAAAAATCGTTGATGGACTCAATCATTACTTTGAGGCCCTTATCTATAAAGTAGTTCAACATTTTCTCTTTCGTCGCCACTTTGGTATTTTCAAACGCAGAAACGATGCTTGCCTGAATGTCTCCTGGTATATAGTCAAAATCAACTAAAGTTTGATTACGCTTATAACCACGTAGCATAATATCCGTAGTGCAGAAAGTTTCGGCATCCTGACTAATCCATTCCTGAAGTCGTTTACTATTTATGACCTTTTGACGTTCGCCTGCCGCAAAGGTGTTGTCTGGTGATAAGAAGTTTGGAATACCGTCACCACGGTCGCCTTTGAGAATGTGTTCCTTGATAAAAATCTTTGGATTATCAATCTTAATGAACCGCTTCAGGATAGGTGAATACTGGGTTACATTAGGATATTTCTGTAGTTGACCAAAGTCTTTGTCCGATGACAAAATTAGAATGTTGGCGCTAGTAGACAATCGAGCAGTAAGGACGGCAATGATATCATCCGCTTCGGCACCTTCAACATTCAATACCTTATAAGGCAAACTTTCTTTAAATTCATCACGGATTTTGTTGAGAGTATCAAAGATAAGGTGCCAATCAAGGCCACTGGCCTCACGGTCATGCTTGCGATGACTTTTATAAAAAGGAAAAAAGTCGCGCCGCCAATATTTTCTAGAGTCGCAGCAAATAATCACATTAGGATATTTTGATTTAAATTGCTTTACATTTGCACGGATTGTATTGATACACATATGGCGTATCAATTCCTCATTCATCTCATGTGACTTGGTAATCTGTTTAAGGTGTTGCATCAAGTTAGAGATAAGAACTTGATTTAGATCCACCAACATATATGACATTATATATTCCTTTATTATGATGCCTTTATGATATCATTCTTTTTCTTCTTTGTCAAGTTTTTCCTTTGAGGCCAACATATCCTCAATCATTTTTTGAATTTGTTCCTCATCCATGTTTTCCATTGCTTTAGCATCTTTCTTGGAAATTATGGTTATGTTATCTTCTATAAAAGGATGGAGGTGATGTTCGAAACCAAATTGGCGATATACGGTAGCACGGATGGCATCTACAACAAGGACAAGGTCTTTTGTGAAAGATTCTTCCTCAATCTCAACATGATAGTTATCCAACTCTGTTATAACTATTCCTGTTAATTCTTCCACGATGGCGTCTGCCATCTTTTGGTCGGCGCGCCTTGCTCGTTCTTCTAATACAGCACCAGGCACATCGCGGACTACTTTATGTTTTGGAAACTCTATTACCTTGTCGGTCATTTGGTATACCCTTAGTTTTGTTGTATGGTTGCTTGGTCACAACATGTATATTTTATAAATGTAGCATTTTTTGTTTCATACAGCATTTTTCTACCTATGCCTAAGTAGACAGTTTCAATTAGATATGTTTTTAAATCACTATCTTCAAAATTCTTAACTATTTTTGTTTGTTGCTCACAAGCCATAGCTACATTTTTTGTTATATCTTCTCTTATTATATATTTAAAAAAGTTTAAATCTTTTGATAAATGTCTTTCTAGGGAAGCACATATA